AACCAGTATCAAGAGAAATTGAATTGGGATGATATGACTCATGGCGAGGCATCTCATCATATTGGTAAAAAAACTACTGAAAGAGTTCACAAATCTAAAAAAGATTATTCTCGGAAAGGTAAATCCAAAAGAAATTGGAGAGACCATGATGAAGATAATTGGTATCCCGATTCAAGAATATAAGTTGTATATACTTATATACTCGAAAGGGGAATTAGCTCAGCTGGCTAGAGCACTTCGCTTGCACCGAAGAGGTCATCGGTTCGACTCCGATATTCTCCACTACATTAACTAAATTAATGTAATTATGATTATGAAAAAAGTAATTTTATTATTTTTGCTTACGTTCATCGGAATGAGCGTAAGTTGTGAAAAGTCAGACTGGCTTTCACCTGAGGATGTTGACAACATTAAAAATCAATACACAACTCAAATTAATGAGTTGACGTTTGATAACAATACGTTGACAACACAAGCATCAGAACTTACAACTCAAGTTGCAACTCTTACAGAAGAGGTATCAACTTTAACGAGTTCAGTAAGTACTCTGACTGAATCAAACACTACACTAACAAGTTCAAACACAACGTTAACTGATACCAATACGGCACAGTTAGCAACGATTGAAGGTTTGAATACAAGTGTAACTGATTTGACGACTCAAGTAGCTTCGTTAACAACAAATATCGAAACACTTGACGCACAGATTGTAACTCTAACAACATCGAATACGGCGTTGACTGCAAGTAGTACAACTACTGCAGCTGAGATTGCTACACTTACAGCAAGTGTAACTTCTTTACAAACTGAAATAACAACTTTAGAAACTCAAGCTGATGCATTAGCTGATGAGATTTTAACGTTTAAGAATTTTAAGTCTATTAGAGATAAAATAGATGTATTAGTTGCAGCAACGATTGGTGATGCTAATCTTAATACTGCAGTTGATAATATCTCGGCTGGTTTAACAACAACAAGTACATCTTCTACTGTATTGAGAGGATTGATTGCTGCAGAAGCTGATTGGGTTTTTGATAACGCAGTTAAAAGTGGTACTGTTTCAATGACAACTGCAGTTAGTAGTTTTTATGATACATCTACTGATACAAATGTTGTTAACTTTAGAACGTTAGTTGCTGAACTAACAACTGCATGGAATGCAGCTAAAGAACCACAATTACTTTTATGGTTTATCGAATTCATTAACGAATACGAGAATCTATAATAAATTATGAATAAAAGAGAACTGTTACTTATTGGATTTGTTATCATGGCGGTGTTGGTAAGATTATTACCACATCCACCAAACTTTACACCAATCATTGCATTGGCGTTATTTGGTTCAACAAATTTTAAGAATAAATGGTTAGGGATATCCCTTCCACTTATTGCAATGGTAATATCAGATATCTATTTAGGATTCTATGGAATTACATTATGGGTGTATGGTTCTTTTTTATTAATAAGTTTATTGGGTAGATATTGGAAAAAGATAAAGATACAGAACGTATTGATATCATCTCTGATATTTTTCATAATCACTAACTTTGGAGTTTGGTTAGGTGGTTATCCAAAAACAATAGAAGGGTTTTTACTTTGTTATACAATGGCAATTCCCTTCTTTATAAACTCTATATTAGGTGATTTGTTTTTCAGTTACCTAATGAAATTTTCTTTTCAATCAGTTGAGAAGAAACTTTTGGCCCGTTCGTCTAACGGTTAGGACGCCAGGTTTTCATCCTGGAAATAGGAGTTCGATTCTCCTACGGGCTACAAATAGCGGGGTGGAGAAGTGGTATCTCGTTGGGCTCATAACCCAAAGGCCGAAGGTTCGAATCCTTCTCCCGCAACTAAATTTATAAATTATGTTTACAACAATAGCAATAGTACTTTTATTAGGTTGGTGTATTTTCTTAACAGTAGGAATATCAAAACTAACAAAAAGAATAGAAATTCTACATAAAGAAACTAATGATAGAATATCAGTAACAGACCAACAAACTCATCTTAGGATTAATAATGATTTATTAGAACTAAATGAATTTATAGTTGATATTGATACAAATCAAAAAAAAGATACAGCAGAAAAGTTAGATATGATTACAAGGGAAATTATATCAAAAATACCTCCAACAAATCAAGAACTACTAAAGGAGGTTCAACAGATGAGAGATGATTTTCTCGCACTAAGACAAAACTTCTAAAATGAAAGGAAGCATGGCAGAGCGGTCGAATGCACTAGTCTTGAAAACTAGCGAGGGTCACACCTCCGTAGGTTCGAATCCTACTGCTTCCGCAATGGTGGTATAACCACTAATTAATAATAATAAAAACATGAGTAAATTAAAAGTAAAGTTTAGTTTTATATTACTTCTAGCTTCTTCCTTACTTAGTTCACAAAACTTTGTTGGGGAGAATTTTAGGTTATCAGCGGATAGTGGTAACGTAGTAATTACATTTGAGGACCAAAATTCTGATGGAACTTATATTGGTGGTGTACTAACTAAATCATTTGGAAAACTTACAATTACAAAAAAAGAATTCCAAACTAAGTTTATTCCTAATCTAAAAAAGATTAGTGGTAAAAAAGATTATGAGATAGTAGAAGATTCATACCGATTAGATAAATACTCGTTTGATACAGAGATTGTATTTATACAAGTAGGTAATAAAATAGGTTCTATTACCAAAGAAGAAATTAAAAAGTTAAGAAAACTATAAAACTAAGCCTTTGTAGCTCAGCTGGCTAGAGCAGTTGATTTGTAATCAACAGGTCGTGGGTTCGAGTCCCTCCAAAGGCTCAATAATTTATTATTATGGAATCAAATATACTGGCAGAATATCCTAATTTTTTCAATAAACATTGGTGTGAATTTCTAATAGGCCTTGCTCAAACTAAATTAGAAGAGGCTGGAACTGTTGGTGAACAAATTGAAGGATATCGTGTTGCCAACAGCTGTTGGTTGGGTGGTATGGATTTACCTCAACTAAAAGAGATAAAACAACAAGTATCTATTATCACAGGATTTCCAGTAGAAAATCAAGAAGAACTTCATGTTGTACAATATGATGTTGGGGGAGAATATAAGATACATCATGATTATTTTACAAAAGAGGTTCCAGATGAAAACACAGAAATGGGAGCGAGTGGAAATAGAACTCACTCATTTCTTGTTTATCTAAATGATGATTTTGAAGGCGGGGAAACAGAATTTCCTCAATTACAAAAAACAATAAAACCAGAATTAGGAAAAGGTATATGTTGGTTAAATACCTACAAAGGACAACCAGTTGAAGAATCTGAACATGCAGGATTGCCTGTTACCAAAGGTAAAAAGTGGATACTAATTGTTTGGGTAAGAGAAAATACATTTTACTAATGAGAATAGGTAGATATCCTAATAGTTGTGGCCCAATAGAATATATAAATCAAACCCCGTATCAAATAATAGCCCGATATAGAATAACTCAAGTTAAAGATACACAACTAATCAAAGAGTGGTTGGGATGTAATACCGTATTTAAGTCAAACCGATTAAATTTGTTTATATTTTGTAACGAAATAGAAAATGTTGAATATCAAGAAATACGAATAATATGAAAGTATTAATAATGTCAGTACCGAGGTCTGGTTCTACTTCTTTAATGAAATCTATTTCTTCTGAAAAAAATTTAGAATATATATTCGAACCATTTAGTTATAGAGTATATGAAAGGAACTTATATACTAGTGATAAAAAAAATGTTGTTGTTAAATTACTTGTAGGACAAGATAGTAGTTATTCTAAAAAAATTAATTATGATAGATGGTTATCGTGGTCAATCGAGTTTGTAAAGGAATTTGATGAAGTAATTTTATTATCAAGAAAAAATACAAAAGAAGCATCAGAATCATATTCAAACGCTCTTTGGACAGGTAATTGGTATGATACATATGAATATACATCATTACCAAATATTGGAGATGCGTTGAATCACCTAACTGAATCTAATAAATACCTTAATTCTTTATCTGAAAAAACCTCAATACCCATAACTTATTATGAGGATATTTATGATACAAACTCAAGTAATAGACTGAGAAGTGAAAGAAAAAAAGCTAAAAAGTTATTTTAATATATATTTATTTATATGAGATGGGTACAATACTTCAGAGAACTGGCTCACACAGTTAAACGTAAATCCAAAGATAATAACACACAAATTGGTGCTGTTATTGTTGGTAAGGATAAGGAAATTGTGTCTACTGGTTACAACTCATTTCCACGAGGGATTGATGATAAGAAAGATGAAAGACAGGAAAGACCAGAAAAGTATTATTGGTTTGAACATGCTGAAAGAAATGCTATCTACAATGCAGCAAGAATAGGAGTATCTACTAAAGGAACTACAATGTATCTTTCATGTGGAGTTCCATGTTCAGATTGTGCAAGAGGAATCATAAACTCAGGTATCATACGAATCTTCTGTGAAAGAGGTGGTAGTGCTAGTAATTCAGCCAAATGGGATGAATCTGCAGAACGTAGCTGGGAAATGTTTGATGAAGCTGGTGTTAAAGTTTGTTTTTACGATGATGAATTCGGTGGAATGTAATACTTATACCTACCATGACCAACGAACAACTTACTGAAGAAGTTTTAATAAAATCTCACTCACTTGGAATAAAGGATGAAGTATGGGAACTTGCTAGAGAACTTAAAGAACAAGATAGAACTTTAGATATGCATGGTTCTATTCAACAAGCATTCCAAGAACTTACCAAGTAATTATTTTTCCCTATATTTATTAGTATATGATATCATTATCTGACATAACAAATCAGTATGGAACTTATAGTGGAAACTCATTAAGAGGTAAACTAGGTTCAGTTGGGTCTGTACAAAACGATGGACTCGAAGGAATTAATGGTGTCAATTTTCCATATCTAAGTGAACTAATTGTAAAGATAAATGGAGCTTCTTACACATATAGTGGTTATCTTAATTCACTAAAACGATTAGGTAATCCTTATATTTCTAAAAGTACAATACCAACTATCGACGTTACTTTGGCATCTGTAACAAGACAAGAGCCAGATGTTATAGTTCATGGTAGTACAACAAGAACTAGATATGCAGAAGTTGCGGTAACTCGTAAACTTAATACTGTTAATGATGTATTACGTTATCTAAATGATTTTTTCAATCCCAACGTAACCGATACTGTATTATCTCCACAGACTATAGGTAGTTTCAGAATATTTACCACATCGTATTCTGCTGACTTAGATGTTAGTGGAATGTATCCAGGTTTAGAATTTGAAACATATGAAGATATTGCTGTTGCAACTACTGTTAAACTTTCTACTCCACCAACAATTACAACTGTCAAAGAACCCGAACCTCCAGTTGAAGTGAAGGCAAATGTTCCACCACCAATTCCAGTAAAGAAAGCTCCACCTCCTCCTGATGGGCCAAAAGTAGACCCTGATTTTCTACTTAATAATTCAGTTAATGATACTCTGAGAATACTATCTAATCCAGATGGATTACAAGTAACTGGATTAAAAGATAGATATGACACAGGTGCTTATGGGCCTATGCAATCAATATTAGATAATCTAGCTGGTGGTGCAGGATTTGGATATACTGCAGGTCAATTGAGCTCACCAAATAATTTCTTCGGAAATAATAATAGCCTTCAGATACCAGGTCAATTTAATATATCTGATAGAGATAGAATATTAAGTGGGAGAGGATAAATGAAAAAGGGAACAGCATTTAGTACAGTAAATTGGAGAAGGTACTTGGATGTGAACGAAAATCCTAGAGCAAAATCATTTTTAGATGCTAGAGGAAATGACGTTCTTGACCAAATATCATCTACAATACACAATGCGGCAAAAGATGGTAAGAAAGAACTTGTTATGGTAGTTCATCCAAATGCTGGTGCTGTTATAAGAATCCCTAATTCAGAATTCAAAGAACTATTAACTTTATGTTTGAAGTGGTTTGAGAAACAAGAAAACTACGAAAAGTGTGTGGATATAGATTGGTTCTTATCTGATTTAGAAGCAATATCAAGAGGAATTCCATTATCTAGAAAATACAGACAAAAGGTAATTTAATATTTTATAATGAAACTAACTGATATAGAATATAACAAATTAAAAGATTTGTTAAACTCAGCTAAAATATCCAAACCCAAAGAATACGAAGAGTTAAAAGAAACTGCACCTGGTGTTTATAAAACAAAGGGATATGTCGGTGGCCATCATAAAATGACTTATTATAGTTTAGATAATAGTGAACTTAAAAAATTTGTTAGTGAACTAGTTAATCAAGATGAGAATAATATTGTAACAATGCATAAAATACAATATTCTCCAAATGCAAAAACAAAACCTCATTATGATAAATCTACATTTACTCTTGTTATAATGTTAGAATCAATTGAATTAGAAGGTGGGGAGTTTTATATTAATAATAAGTTTGTTCCATTTGAGAGTAAGAAAGAATATATAACTTATAATGGCGGTACTGATATGCATGAGGTACGAGAAATAAAAAATGGTTATAGAGAAGTTGCTGTTTTTTGGTGGTTCGATGAAACAAAGCATCTTAAAACTAATTCTATAATATAATAAAAAAATAGTATAATATTTATAGAAGTAAAGATGTTATTTTATGAATGTAAACAAAATAGTTCAATTTAGATTATACAAAAACAATCTACGTCCTCATAAGTTTGATAATAGATATTGGTTCAATACTCTATCAACAGATAACTTTTCCCAAAACTTAAATAATATAAAGAAATCAATTGAGTATCATCATGAAGATTTACAATGGGAAGATACACCAACTCCTGAAGTAGTTTATGAAAGATTGGAGTTTGGTTCACAATGTCATTTATGGATGTATGAAGAAAAGTGTTTGGGATGGCATTGGACTAATACTAACTGTATAACTGTTGATTGGAAATCTCATTATCAAGATATAGAAGAAAATGAACTTTATATTGGAGGAGCTTTGGTAAGTAGAAAACACAAGCCAGATAGAGGTAATTCATCAATGATTTTTTATAGACAAGGATTTGAATATAGTTTTGATTTAACAAATACAGACACAATGTATCTTTACTCAGATGACTGGAATAGAGCATCTGCACAATTATGTTATAGAAACGGTTTCACTAATCATACTTTTATAAAGGAAAAAAATGGCACAGAACATGAGTAAACAGGCACCAAAAGGTAAAGTAAAATTTTCAATAACTCTTTCAGAAGAACAAAAAGATGCTAAAGCAAATATCTTATATCATCCATATAATTTTTTATTAGGTAAAGCGGGTAGTGGAAAAACACTTCTTGCAGTACAAGTTGCATTAGATATGTTTTTTACAAGGCAAATAAATCAGATAGTAATAACAAGACCAACTGTATCTAATGAAGATAATGGATATCTACCAGGTTCACTTGATGAAAAGATGGAGCCTTGGTTAGTTCCAATTCGTTCTAATATGAGAAAAGTTTATAACAAACCCGCTATTCTACAAAAGATGGAATCTGATGAGAAGATAGAATTAGTATCACTATCACACTTTAGAGGTAGAACGTTTGAAAACTCGTGTGTAATTGTTGATGAATTTCAAAATCTAACTAAACAACAACTTAGCATGGTATTGGGTAGATTGGGTAAAGGCTCAACTATGGTTCTTACTGGTGACCCACAACAAATTGATTTGAAGTTTTCAAATGATTCAGCAATACATGAAGTACCAAAACTCAAACCATCACAATATGTATATTCGGTATCTCTACAAGATAATCATAGACATGAAGCTCTTGATGAACTACTAAAATTATTAACCGAGTATTCGTAATGAGTGAGTATAAAGATTTTATTTGTGCAGTTCCATTTGATGGAATTGAAGTACATGATTTCCGAAGTTTTTTATGTTGTCCATCTTGGTTAACTAAACATCTTCCAAAAGGAATGAGTGCAAAAGAATCTTTTAATTCTGATGTAGCTAAAGATATAAGAGAATCAATAATAGATGGTTCTTACAAATACTGTGATAAGCAACAATGTCCATATTTACTTGCTATACCGAAAGGAGTCAAAGAACACAGACCTTTGTACAGAAAAGGATTCTTACCTGATGAGGTACAAGAAAAAGTAGATAAACATAAAAAAGATATAGAGTTTTCACCACGAACTATACAATTTTCTTTTGATAGAAGTTGTAACTTGGCTTGTCCTTCTTGTAGAATTGATATGTTTATTGCAGATAGCAAAAAGATAAAAACTGTAAAGGCAACAATACAAGAAATCGAAGATGATTATGCATCAAGTGTTAAGGTTTTATATATAACAGGTAGTGGAGACCCATTTATATCTGTTGGGTTTAGAGATTTTTTAAGAAACTTTGATGCATCTAAATACCCTAAATTAGATAGAATTCACTTACATACTAATGCAACTTATTGGAATAAAAAAATGTGGGATTCTATGCCCAACATACATAGGTATGTAAAATCATGTGAAATAAGTATTGATGCTGGTACTAAGGATACTTATGAAAACAAAACTAGAATAAATGGTAATTGGGATGAGTTAATAGATAATCTAAAGTTTATTTCTACAATAAGAAAATTAGATAGTGTAAAAGCATCATTCGTTGTGCAGAATCATAACTATATGGAAATGAAAATATTTTATGATTTAATGATGAACATCTTCAAAAAGAAAACTAAAGTGTTTTATGGTAAAATTAATAATTGGGGAACATTTACTCCACAAGAATTTGATAAACATAATGTATGGGATACCAATCACAAGAATCATAAAGATTTTATAAAACATATAAATCAAACACTACCCGCTCCTCAAACTTTTCATAATTTACATGAATTTATTGAAGAAAAAACAACCCTAATTTAACCAAAAATAATCTCTTTTTTGCTTGGCAGTCTCGGCTTTTTTTCGTATATTTACTATGTAAATAAGTGATATGATTAAAAAGAAAGAAACTCAAAACAAAGGAATCGAAATCGATTTAACTGGACCTCAAGGTAATGCATTTTACCTATTAGGATTCGCAACTAAACTAGGAAAAACTCTTGGAATGGATTGGAGTTCTATTTGTGATGAAATGAGAAGTGGTGATTACGAAAACTTAGTTAAAGTATTCGATAATAACTTCGGTCATTTAGTAACTTTATATAGATAAAAAAAGTGTTAAAATATTTGGAAAATCCAATTATTTTTCGTATATTTACTATGTAAATGAGTGATAATTAAAACCTTAAAATATGAAAATTAAACAATTTTATTTAGAAAACTATCCAACTGATGAGTTGGGAACTGAACTTAACGAAACCTCAACCTTCTCAGGCTTATTAAATACATTATTCACCGGCGGTGATGTGTATGATTACTTTGGTGTGGGTGATTCCCTAATTAGAGAAAGATTATTCACTAAATTATCAGAAGAACTTGAAACTTCTTATGATTACATATATAACCTTTGGTTAAAATAAAACTTAAAATATGATTATAATAAACAAAATAACCGGTAGAGATGTATCGAAAGAGTATTTGGCTCTTATGGAAGGTACAATAACCAATGAAGAGTTTGAATTAATAACAATGACAGTAAAATAATTAAAATATGATAAATACTAAAATTAAATTTCAAAACAAATACGGACAAATCCAAGAAGGAATTGTTACAGATGATAACTACCAATGTGAATGGGATGCAGACCTGAATGGGTGTGTTAGAGTATCAGTAGATTATGGTAGTAATCTTGTGGGAACAGTAAATACATTAATCGATAAATCACAAATAATATGGGCTTAGAATTAAAACAATATATGTTCACCTTTGAAGGTGGAGGGTGGAATACTTGTTGGGCAAGAACTCTACGAGGAGCTAAGAAGTTAGCAGTACAACAATATGAAGATAATCCCGCTCTTGTAGTGAGAGTAGATTCAGTTCACCTAGCAACCGAAAAAGGATTGAAACAGGCAATGAGCAATTTTTATTAAACAACTAAAACTTAAATTATGATTAAAGCAATTAAAAGTAAAATGTTAACTTACCTATTCAAAGATTGGGTAACGAATGAAACTGATTTAGAAACCCTTAAAGTATCCAAACAATTTATTAGAAAAAGAGAAGTAGAAATTACAGGTCATGTACCAGTATTAGGTTTCAGGTCTCATCTTCCACAAGAAGATTAAAAAAATTATTAAAAATAAATCGGAAAATGTTTGGTAAATCCAAATATTTTTCGTATATTTACTATGTAAATAAGTGATATGATAAATAAGAAAAAGATAGTTTACATTGATATGGATGGTGTGATTGTTAACTTCGGTAAAGCAATTCAAGATTGGTATGATAAACATCCACATTTAGTAGAAAGATACAAAGAGTTTCCTGACCACATACAAGGTTTATTTAGAAACCCACCTCCGATGGAAGGTGCGATTGAGGCAGTAAAGAAACTACATGAGAGTGGTAAGTATGAATTATTTATCGCAACTTCAGCTCCATGGGGTAATGCTGGTTCGGCTGGTGATAAGAGAATGTGGTTAGAAGATTACTTCGGTGATTTGTTTCACAAAAAGATGTTTGTTACTCACAGAAAAGATTTATTGTTAGGTGATTATCTTATTGATGATAGAACTAAGAATGGAGCTGGTGAGTTTAGTGGTGAACATTTACAGTTTGGAGTAAACTATGAAGATAACAAGGTAGGGCCTTATCCAGATTGGAATAGTATTTTAGATTACCTTTTATGAAAAACGAAAGATTAGGATTTTTTGATTATGTAATGGCATTTGTTGTGATACTTTTAATGTTCATGGCAGCATCATGTACACCTGAAGATGATATATTTGTAATACAAGAACCTACATTAGAACTTGATGGTAGATTACCATTAGATACTAATGGGTATTATCATTTAGAACTTAGACAAGATGTACATCAAACAATCCATCGAATAACTGGTACTGTTGGTAATATACTTGAAGGAATAGACCCACTTAAGGTAAGTTGGGATAGTAATTTAGAATGGTATCTACAAGATGAAACCTCTGTGGGTACTTCTAATCAATCATCTTACGTTATTGATGGTAAAGTAAACAATGTAATCGGACCTGTAAAAACAATGGTAGGAGATACCTTAATACTTACAGGTACTATAAGAGAATATTTAGTTAAAGATATTATAAAAATTGTTTTAGATTAATGAAAGCAGAACCTTGGCCGCTCACTCCAATTACTGATGAAACATTCGAAAGACAAGGGTGGATTAAAAAAGTAGAGCCTCTAGAAGAAAACGAAGATGGTGAATCAGAAGAGGTTTACTACTATGAGCTTATACTACCAAAAGATAATCCTGACCCTGAAGCTCCAATAATGGTATCATCTTATAGTGATGATTATCGAGACTTAAAATTAAAAAAAGGAGAGTTCTATACTGAAATACATGAGATGTATGGACTAGGAATATGTACATCAGAAGAAGAAATAGAAATACTTTATAGAGCTCTAACAAAACAAGAAATAGAATAATGAATAGTGGAGAAGATATATTGGGAAAATATGAAAAAGGTTTTTACGAAGGTGAGTATCCAACCATATCACCAGAAGATTGGGAAACCCTAAAAGAATCATATCCAAAAGACCAAGTAAAGGAAATGTTGGCTGATTTGTTTATGAAGTATCCACTTCCTTATGCAACTGATAAGTACACAATAGAAGATGCTAGAGATGATTATATGAAACTCAAAGGTATTCGGTACAATGAGTTATTAAAAGAGGAAGAGTGGTTTCCACGAAAATCACGAGAATCTAAATATCCACTTACATATGAAGATAAACAGATTTTATTTAAGAGGTACAACCTAGGTAATCTTTCATCTAATTTTTTCCAAGAGAGAAACCGATGGAGTATATGTTCATCAGGCTATCCTGGTCCGGCCAGAACTTGGAGAACAAGACCTTTTATGATATCTTTAATGGGAGCGGCATATTCTTTGAAACTAACACAAGTTGGTAAAAAGGAATTAAGAATAATGATTGGATTGAGAAAGTATATTGCTTCTCAACACAAACCAAACGTTACAAAAGCTCTTACAGAATATCTAGGTAGTAAAACTATGTTAGATTTCTCAATGGGTTGGGGTGATAGATTAAGTGGAGCATTTGCAAGTGAAACAATAGAACATTATGTGGGATTAGACCCTCGTAAAGAGAATCATCCTATCTATGAAGAACAAAGAGATTTTTATAACAAACATACTTCATTCTTTGAGAATCCAACTAAAACAAACTTTTACCAATCACCAGCAGAAGATTTTGATTATTCAGAATATAACGATTACTTTGATTTAGTATTTACATCACCGCCTTACTTTAACGTAGAACGATATGGTGAAGATGAAACTCAAAGTTGGGTGAGATATAAATCAATAGATGCTTGGAATGAACATTTCCTACACAAAGCATTAGAAAATATTATACCAACACTTAAAAAAGGTGGTAAAATGGCAATCAATATCGCAGATGTATTTACAAGTGGAAAGGGTGGTGGTAAAGATTGGAAAGAAATTACAAACCCTATGGGAGATTTCTTAATATCAAAAGGATTAACTTATAAAGGTTGTATTGGAATGGAGATGGCAAAAAGACCTAATAGTGGAGGAGCAGGAACAGTAAAGAATACAGAACATAATCAAAACCAATACTCAGAAGAAACTCTAAAAAACTCAGAAGAGAATCAAGATAAAACTTTTGGAGAACCTATTTGGATATTTGAGAAATGACAAATTGTCATTTATTTTATTATACAAACTGACAAACTGTCATAATTTATAGATTGGTACAAATTTGGTACATTATATAGTAAATGTATAATTAAAAAAAGGAATATTATGTTTTACACAATTAATGAAAATTTCGTAGATAATTTTTTTAGAGATATCTACACAACAAAAACAACAAACAGATTGAATTCATCATTTGAAGCAGAAACTTTAGAAGATGGAAAACAAAAAGTTACAGTTAACACTATTGGACATAATCCAAAAGATATTACAGTAGATGTTACTGACGAAGAAATTAAAATCAAATCTACAAAAGGAGAAGATACTTCTTCATTTGTTAAAGATATTGATTTAACACTAACAGTTGGTACTGATTACGATGGTACAAAAACAACTGCTAAGTTCGATAACGGACTACTCACTCTCCTTATTGACAAAAAAGTCAATAAAAAAGCAAAATCACTAAAGATTACATATTAATCTTGATTTTGAGCCAATAAGAGAAGGGGAAGGAATTCCCCTTTTTTTATATTTATAATATACCATGGCAAGAACAAAAGAAGGAATACCATATCATCCATCAGAATACGACCCGGATTGGCCAAGAAGTAGAGGCATAAATTCCGGTTATATGAACTCATCTGATTTTGAAGAGAGAAAAGTACCAAGATATCCTAGATTACCTATTTTACTAATGGGTGGGATGGTTGAAAGTATAACTCATCCTGATGGATTTGAAATAAAGATATCAAAAGTAACAGAACACGCTCTTCAATCAATACAAGATGCTGAGTTAAAAGGATATCCATCCAAGCACATAATGCTGGATAATATAATTGAACCAACCTTGTTAAGTAACATACAAAGAACATGGCCATCAAGAGATGAAATGGATACTGGTGAACCAATAGGTAGATATCAATTCCATAATTTCAAAAATCATAAATACCTAAACGAACTCTATACTGATGTTATTAATAATATTCATGTTAAATGTGCGTTGGTTGATAAGTTATCTGAAAAAGTTGAGTTAGGAACACCAGGTGTAAGTTTATGGGAAGATACTCAATCTTTTACTATTAATGATGTTCATATTGATTTTAATGATTTTTATGTAACACTAGGAATATTTTTACCTGATGATGAATCTACGATAGATTATGGTACTGAATTCTGGGACCCACACAAATACTCAGAAAATTGGGAAGAGTCATTTAGAAAAGAAAAATGTGATTTCATATTCAGAGCTCCATTCAAACTAAATACAGGATATGCAATGTTATCAGATATGACATCTTACCACTCATCACCCGATATAGAAGAAGATGTAGTTAGAAAACATATGTATATATCATATCCAAAAATATAAACTATGAATGATTACTACCACTTATATTTGAATAACTTACTAGAAAAGTTAAAAGTTGCTGAAGTTTTACCAGAACCATTTCCTCATATGATTTTAGATTTAGGATATCATATAGATTACACTAAATTTAGTTACGAACAAGGTGAATCACTTAATGGAAGAGCATCTTCCTATATTCATTTTGACAATGATTATTATGAGGATACTTTTGATGGTATTCGTATGAATGTATTTGAGAAGAAAAAAGAAATTAAAAAAATTATATTAGAAAAGTTTGATTTACAATTACAACAAGAACTACGAAAAGATGCTGGTGAGTTTTCAACTAACCTTTGGGAAGATACATATATGTACGGAGGAGATGCAACCGATATACATATAGATTTTTTACATCCAGGAGATGTATCATACCAACATCCAATACCATATCCTGTTGTAACTATGCAAACTTATCTACCTTTAACAAACGAATATACAGATATTGGTACTAGTTTCTATAAACACATCGGCGATGATATCTTCGAAGATGCATTTGTACCAGATGAATTGCCATATGAACACCCATGTAATGCATATACACATCAACAAAAGAATTTTCGTAAAGTAAAATCAACTCCATTTCTAAATGGAATTACAGTATTACACTCAAATACCTATGAGGCTTGGCACAGCATGACAAGAAATGTTCCTAAAGATTATAAGAGAGTGTCATTGGGTTCAAGGATACATTATTTATAAGAAATTTTATATCTTAATATTTATAATAGTAACAATAAAATATATCAAATGAAAGATATTTACAAAACCAAAGTAGACGATACAATCGAAATGATGGAAACACGAGTTAAGATTGTAAAGGAAATGGTTACAGGCGAAAGACCTGCCGATTCCAAAATGGCAGATACTTATCTACGAGAAGTACTTGGAGGATTAGAAAAAGTACGAGAGATTGTAGTTAGGGGGTAACCTTTATGAAATTCAGAACTTTATTATTAGGATTATCAGCATTATTCGTAGCATTTAACGCTGCCTTCTTTTCGGTAAGTGGTTTATCGAAACTATTTGCAGGTGCAGCATTCTCTGTGATTATAATGGCAAGTTCATTGGAACTAGCAAAACTTATTACTGCTGGTTATCTATACAACTATTGGGATAAGATAAACAAATCATTTAGAATCTATCTAAGTTTAGCAGTAGTTATCTTAATCCTTATAACCTCATTAGGTATCTATGGATTCTTAACATCTGCATTTCAAGATACATTTAATCAGTATAGTATAAAAGAAAAACAATTAGCATTCCTACAACAGAAAGAAAAGTTTTGGGGTGATGATGTAGTAAGATACGATGAAGAACTTAAAAGAATTAGTAATAACATTAGTACTCTCAGTAATGCGAAGAGTTCCTCAATCCAAGTACGAGACACCTCGGTGGTTGGGGGCATTAGAAACACCATCTCCACTACTGAACTTAGATTATCACAAAAACGTATTGAAGTTGAAGAAGAGAATCGTAAAGGTGTTCAATCTAAACGAGAAGTAGCATCAGATTCATTACAATCAATTCAGTTAAAGATATTAGATTTGGAATCAATGGAAGGTGTATCATCTGAATTAGGTCCTTTAGAATATCTTAGTGGTTTATTAGATAGACCTATGGATGTTATTATCAATTGGTTCATCTTAATTATTATATTTGTATTTGACCCACTTGCAGTTGCACTTGTAATTGCTTTTAACAACGCAGTATTGGTTGATAGGGGAATTGTTAAGAAGGAAAATGTAATTCGTAAGAGAGAACTATATGATGAAGAGCCTGAAGATGAAGAAATTGATGATAGTGATGAAGAAGAATGGGCAGATGAAGAAGATTGGGTAGATGAAAACGAAGATATTGATGAATCTACTTTAGACATAGATGGAGATGGTATCATATCCGATGAAGAAAGAGATGCTGATTTAGATGGAGATGGTATCATATCCAATGAAGAAGCTAGAAAACATTATGAAACAGATGGTTGGAGACAAGGATATAATGGAAAAGCATATTGGTTTCACCCATGGTTTGATTGGTCAAAAAAAGAAAGATGGATTAATAACAGACAAGCAATTGACTACTGGTTAAAACATGCCGGTGGTTCACAAGGCCAGCTTGATAGGTTAAAAGAAAGTTATCCTGACGATTTTACTACAAAAACTTACTAAAAAATTTGGATATATCAAATATTTTTCGTATATTTACTATGTAAATAAACTATAAAAGATATAATATGAATTTAGGTTATGCCTGTATCAACATGACTCTTGGTAAAAACAAACCAAAAGTTACTACTAATCGTTCAATGATTAAACGTACCTTCTTAGAGAAAGGTATTGATTATGCTGGTGAATTATCT